GGTGATGAGAAAATTGTTGTTGAAAACAAATACAATAGAATGGTGATATACAGAAGCGATATCTTACACGCTCCAGATGTTGGTAGTGCATATGGAACTAATTTGTCAAATTCTAGGTTGACTTTGGCATTCTTTAGTAGGAAAATATCTGTTAGTGCTGCAAAATTTAAATGATGATAGATAATGAGGTTAATATGAAACTTTCTGATGATACTGTGCAAGTCCTGAAAAACTTTTCAGGCATTAATCAAAGTTTGCAATTCAAGTCTGGCAATACTTTGAAGACTATCTCTCCACTCAAAACAATCTTCGTTGAAGCAACTGTTGGTGAGAGTTTCCCAAAAGAGTTCGCTCTTTATGATTTGAACAAACTCTTGGCAAAGGTTTCTTTGTATAAGGATGCTGACTTGTCATTTGATGATGACAAACTTAACATCAGTGCAAACAAGAAGTCTGATTATATCAAGTATTGTTCGCCGAAAGTTATTGTGACTCCACCAGAAAAGCCAATCACATTTGGCGATCCTGATTGCTCATTCAGTCTCTCGCAAGAAGATCTTGATTGGATGCGCAAGAGTGCTGGCATCTCTGGTTCACCAAACTTCGTGTTTGAAAGCGATGGTTCTACGATTTACTTCATTGCTACAGACGTCAAAGACGACTCTGCTGATCAATCCAAGATTGAGATTGGCACAGTTGAAGATGGTAAGGAATTCAAAGTCGTTATGAAAGTCGAAAACTTCAAGTTGCTTGAAGGTTCGTATGATGTTGCGATTGCCAAGAAAGGTCTTGCTCGTTTCAAGCACAAGACTGTTGACATCACTTACTACATTGCAATTGAAGCCGCAAGTTCAACCTTCGGAGAATAATCATGGCACTTGATAAAGCAAAGGTTCTAGGATGTCTTCAAGAAATCTCAAATTCACTGACTCGCATTGAAGCAGAACGTGATCTGATTAAAGAGATCCTTCAAAAGATGCAAGATGAGTGCGAAATTCCAAAGAAACTCGGTCGCAAACTGGCGCGTGTTTACCACAAGCGTAATTATGAGGAGGAAGTTGCAGAGCAGAGTGACTTTCAGACTATTTACGAAAACGTGGCTAAATAAGATTATTGGGGTGCAATACTCTACGTTGACGGCACTATCCGCCAGACTGCTCGCCGTGGGAGTTCACCTTCCCCGCCCCATCTTCTCTTTGGAGTTATATTATGAATGAAGTGTTGTGGGTTGAAAAATACCGTCCTCATACTATTGCCGATTGTATTCTTCCTGATGAATACAAGGCAACTTTTCAATCTTATGTTGATCGCAAAGAGATTCCCCATCTCTTGCTTTGCGGCACTCCAGGAACAGGTAAGACTACCGTTGCTCGCGCATTGTGTGACGAGATTGGTTGCGATTATCTGATGATCAATGGCTCGGATGAGTCGGGAATCGACACTTTCCGAGTCAAGATCAAGAACTATGCAAGTGCGATGTCTCTTGGTGGTGGTAAGAAAGTTATCATCATCGATGAAGCAGATTATCTGAATCCAAACTCAACTCAGCCAGCCATGCGCGCAGCAATGGAAGAGTTTGCGCATAACTGCACTTTCATCATGACTTGCAATTTCAAGAATCGTATCATTGAACCGTTGCATTCACGATGTGCTGTAATTGAATTCAAACTGCGCAAAGAAGAAAAGCCAAAGATGGCAATGGCGTTCATGAAACGTGCATCAGAGATTCTAACTGGTGAAAAGATTCCATTTGATAAAGCAGTGCTTGCTGAAGTTGTCAAGAAGCACTTCCCAGATTATCGTCGTGTATTAAATGAACTCCAGCGTTACTCTGTCAGTGGTAAGATTGACTCTGGTATTCTTACAAGCATTGCAGATGTTTCTTTGAATGATCTCGTTTCTGCATTAAAAGATCAAAACTTCAGTGCAATGCGTAAGTGGGTTGCTGATTTTGGTGGAGATGATCCTGCAAAGATCTATCGTAAAATTTATGACAGTCTGTATGATATTATGGACAAATCTACTATCCCGAATGCGGTAGTAATTTTGGCTAGGTATCAATATCAGTCTGCATTTGTTGCCGATCAAGAACTGAACCTCACCGCATGTCTCACCGAGATGATGGTGGAGTGTAAATTTACATGAAAGTTTTGACTGTATTTGGTGAAGAGGAAACAATAAGTAAATATTGCCCTCAATGTCAAACAAATGTGCCAATTTCTTCTTTTCGAATTCGAAAAGAAGGTAGAGGTGATGGTGGAAGAATATACACATATTGCATTCCTTGTGAGAAAGTTATAAACAAAGAAATCTCAGAGAATAGAAAGAAAGCTGGAACTAAAGCAGAATCATGTGAATGCTGCAGTAAAAAAACTAACAAATTGGTAGTAGATCATGATCATAAAACTGGAAAAATTAGAGGATGGATATGCCAATCATGTAATGTTGGAATTGGTAGATTGGGTGACAACTTACGTGGTTTGTTGTATGCAGTTGACTATCTGAAGAAAAGTGAAAATGGCTGATCTATTCAAAGAAATCATTCCGTCTATTCTGCAGACGAAAGAATATGCTCTCCTGACAGAACAGGATGAAAAGTCATATTCATCGTTTATGGTAAATCGAGCACTCTCGTTTCATCGCGACACCGTTCTGTTTGCAAATGAGATGAATAAGTTCTCGACTCTCGACAATAAACTCAAATACGACTTTCTCCTAAATATTATAAGAGCCCAAAAGCGTCCATATAGTAAATGGCATAAAAAGGCTCAAAGTAGTGATTTGAATGTCGTAAAAGAATATTATGGCTACTCCGATGCGAAAGCAGAGGAAGCATTAAAGATACTTTCTGACGACCAAATCACCGCAATGAAAAAACAATTATATAAGGGTGATTGACCATGGTCGAAAAATTAGTAGAAGTCACATTAGAAAAGCAAGACGACTTCCTCAAGGTCCGCGAAACTCTCACGCGCATTGGTGTCGCTGCAAAAAACGACAACATTCTCTATCAGTCTTGCCACATTCTCCATAAACAAGGGAAGTATTATATCGTCCATTTCAAGGAACTCTTTGAATTAGACGGTAAGCCATCGAATATGTCTGACAACGATATTCAGCGTCGTAACACGATTGCGAATCTAATGGCTGAGTGGGGATTAGTTAAACTCGTCGATGAGAACAAGACAAAGGATAATGTCGCGCCATTGAGCCAGATTAAGATTCTTCCATTCAAAGAGAAGAACGAATGGCAATTGGTTTCCAAGTATACAATCGGGAAGAAAAAGAAGGAAGGATAATTTATGCTTGTGATGAATGTGTATAAACTTCGTGATGATATTGAACTTCCGACATACGGCACGACTCTCGCAAACTGTTTTGATCTGTCGTTTCAGCCAACAAGTAATGTTGTGCATGGATATGATGAATTCAATTCTCCAATAGAACGCGAAGTAAACTCTTTCGGCGAAATTTCAATTTTTCGGGGAGATCGTTTACTGATCCCAACAGGATTGATTTTCAAAATCGAACGTTATGTCACGATTGAAACTTTTGCAGATATTGCAAAACATGAGGCTGAGTTGCCGTTGAAAAATTACAGCATTCGTCTTCATCCTCGCTCAGGACTTTCGCTTAAGAAAGGATTGATCCTAGCGAATAGTGAAGGTATTGTTGATGTTGACTATCAAGAGGAAGTGTTTGTTCTCCTCACAAACGTATCCAAAATGCATCAAACAATTCGTCGCGGTGATCGTATTGCTCAGGCTGAAGTCACAAGTAATGAATCATTTGCATTTAGAGTTATGTCAACAAGACCTGAAAAACATTCTGAAAGATCTGGTGGATTTGGAAGTACAGGCATCAATAATGCCTAAATAGAATTGGAATGCCCATTTGGGGTTCCGTTTCTAAAATGTCACTTGCTTATTAAAGGAGTACACAAATGACAAATATCACTACACTCGCATCAAACTACGGACTCGATCGTCTACTTCCAACCGCTCTTGGGTTTGAAAATGCGTTCGCTGCTCTCGACAATGCGTCTCATCTACTTACAGCATCTCAAACTGCATTTCCTCCAGTGAACATCGTCAAGAAAGACGAATACAATTTCATCA